GCTTGGCCTTGCCGTCTTCGTCGTACAGGGTCGACGTGCCCTTGAGGCGGAAGCCATCTGGCACGCTCTTGGTCATGTCGTGCTCCGGGCTCCACCCCTGACGAGCCAGGCGCGCCTTGTGGGTGTAGACGTTGCGCTCGTGCAGCCCAAGGATCTGCGCAGCCTCTGCCACAGTGCGGCCAGTCAGCGCGGCCTTGATTTCGTCGTCTGTCGCTTTGCGTGCGGCCATCAGGCTGCTCTCCCCTGCTGCATCAGAATTCGGATTGTCTCGATCGCGCGCCCGCTCTTGATCATGGCGGGGTCGCAGCGGTAGACGCGCCACCCCAAGCGGGCAGCTGCGTCGTATTTCTTGAGGTCGGCAGCGAATCCGGCGCCGGTGTTATGCCGGCCCTTTACCCAGCCTCCCCCCTCAACTTCGATCAGCAATCCGTGCTCGAGCAGCGCGAAGTCCGCGCGCCAGTCGCTCAGGCCAGCCTTGGCCAGACGATCACGCAGGCCCTTTCCAGGCCCTCCACATGCTTCAGCAGCGAAGCGGTACTCTCGGATGGCTTCGATGCCTTCCGCGCGAAGGTGGAGCGCCAGGAGGTCCTCAGCCTCGCTCGCAGACGATTTTCCCGATCCAGCACTTTTCACCGGCTTGACCGTGGTTTTGGCTGAGGCTTTACGGATCGGGAAAGTCATCTACCGGCCCTCGCTGCCAATGCCGCCACAACTGCAGCTCGTGCATCCGCGGGCACAGCCGACAGGAACAGCTGCGCTTGCCTCTGCCGCTCCTTCCCCTTGAGGTCGCGCACCTTCCACCGGATCAGGCAGGCCGTTTTGTCCGCTTCGATCAGCGCCCGAGCATCGGCAGTCAATTCCGCCAAGTTCAAACTCACAGGAGCATTCCATTCTGCCGCCTCCACTCGATTGGATCCTTGGCGCCTTTTTTCAGATTGCAGGTGGGGCACAGAAGCTGCAGGTTTTCGGGACCATTCCCGCCACCAAGAGCTAGCGGAACGATGTGGTCTACGTGGTAGCCAGAGCTAATAGGCTTTACGCAAAACGCGCAGCGGCCCTTTTGCTTCCGCTCAAGAAGTTCGATGTCTTTCTTTGAGTGCGTTCCTTCAGCGCTACGCTCTGCGGCTCTCCTGGCACGGTTTCTAATCAGGTAATAGTCGTAGTTCTCTTTGTAGTGCCTGGCGCGGTATTGATAGATTCGGTCAGAATTCTCAATTCGGTATTGCTCTAGCCGCTCACGATTCGCCTCCCTCCAAACCTTATTTTTCTTGTTGAGAGATTCTTTGTTTTCCGCGTAGTAGTTCGCCCAATGCTTCGCGTACTCATCTTTCTTTTCCGCATATCGCTTCTTGCTCAACTCAGCTTTACGGGCTTTGTATGTTTCGCTACGGGCTTTGTCGTACTCAGCCTTTAAATGCTTCCTGCCATCTGCGCACTTTTTTACATGCGCCCTTGCGCACTCAACGCACTGCGCGTTTCTTGTGTATCTCTCCGACACATGCCCCTTAGAGCAGGCCTCGCCAGTGAAGTACTTGATCACCCCTTTAGCCTGCGCAGCTTCTCGAGACGTTATTCCGCAGAGGATCTGGTCATTAGTCATCGCCTCGGTCATTGGTACGCACTCCCAGGCTGCCCAGGCTCATTGCTCCCTGTGCAGTCGTTACGATGGTCATTGGCCTTGGGGCAGCGCTTGTTGCCGCAGACGGGGCAAAGGATCATCTTCAACATGTTGAGCGGTAGGCCGCCGACCCCAAGACCCTGCTCCGCAATGCAGCGATGGCAGTCGCACTTCTCGGCCGGCGCGAAGTTCATGTGCTTCTCGGTCGGGAACGACACGTCTACGCCTTCCACGGTGCGCGGGTCGTTGAAACCCTTCTCTTCAGGAGTGCGGCAGTCGATGGTGTTCTGCTGGCCGAATGTCGCTTCGTCCTCGCTGATCATCTGCAGCCGGCGAGCGGCGCTGTCGGCAATGTCCTGCCAGTCGCGGCGCAGATCCTTGTGGCCGCGCTTGCCAGTGGCGAATGCCTTCTTGAATACGTGCTGAGCCACCGGGCATGTGATTCCGGCCAACTCGATCAGCCGGTACACGTCCACTCGGTCATAGGCGGAAACGTCGATGAAGTAGTGTTCGTGGCTCATTGCGGCTTCCTTGTGGCCCTGTTGTTTGCGATCAGGGGGAGCTGGCCGGGCGCCAGGTTCCACGCGAATGTCTCTTTGCATCCGGTGGCGCATTGGCGGGCGTTCAGGATTGGCATATTGCTCATGGGCTCGCCGCAGTCAGGGCAGGCGCGGCCTAGTGGTGAGTCTGTCATGCAGCAGCGCTCCCATCGATCAGCTGCTGCACCAACTGCAACAACTCCTCCTCGGTGCCGAAGCGCTTGATGAATGCCCGCTTTGCCAGGTGGATGCTTGGGATGGCCGGGTGTACGGTTCCACGGTGATGCATTGGGCAGAGCGGTATGCCGTCCATGTGGCTTGCGCGCTGACCTTTGCCGCGACCGGCGCGTGGGTGATGGATCTCGGCTAGCGTGCCTGGAGTGCCTTGCAGGTAGCAGGCAATGCAGCCCAAGGCGGCAACGCGGTTTAGGTGCTGCTTCTCGGCCTTGGTCATTAGTACCGCCCTCCCCAGCTGTCCTTCTGGGTCCAGCGCACTTCGTGCTCAGCGCCAAAAGCCGAAACCCACTCGATCAGCGAGGCGCACTTCTTCACGCCAAGCTTCGAGGTTTTTTCGTAGATGACGTCGAAGCCGTTGCCGTCGAGCGCAGGGATCATCGTGGCGTTCTCGCCGATCTCGCGCAGCCAGGCGGCGGTGCAGAGGCGCTTCCAGATCAAGATGTTCCACTTCTTGCCGGCGTGCTCTACCTGCTTAGCGATGTCAGCCAACATGGCGTGCAGCTTTGCGTTCTGCTCTGCGGTGCGGTCTTCGTCGCTGATAGCCAGCTTGCGCGGCTTCTCCAGATCGACGGACTGAAGCCAGGCGATTGCGCGCTGGCGGTCCATCTCATTGCGCAGGGGGAAGGTTGGGTTAGCCATGGCGGCGCGCCTCCCGCTTGTCGTGGTCGTCCTGGCAGGAGATGCAGCGCTCTGCCCACGGAGCTGCAGCGCGACGCTTGGCGGGGATAGCCTCGTCGCAGTCGATGCAGAACTCAGCGCCCTGCCCCTGCAGCCTGGCCTGTACCAGCGCAACGCCACCTATACGATCTGCCTCCTCTAGGCCAGTAGCGCGATCTGTTACATCGGGGGCGGTGCGGGCCTGCTCGTAGGCGGCGGCCATTTCCATAATCGTGCTCATCGTTTCGCCCCCACTCCGCGAATCTGTTTGCCGTGCTCATCCACGACGCGATGGTCATTGCCGCGGGATAGGCCTATGCCGGTCGCGGTGGTTTTTCGTATCTGGTAGCCCTGGCGCTGCAGGAGCTGGATGGCGTGCTGCTGGAGGAAAGTCATGCGGCTGCCCTCCGGCGTTCGGCACGCTTGGCGCGGACCTTGGCGAGCAGGTTGCGAATGCGCATACGGTTCAGCGCAGACTCTTGCTGCCCTTCCATCTGTCCAAGGCGGGTTTCGAGTAGGTCGTTGATGTGCTTCATCAGTACTCTCCCACCATGGCACGAGCCGACTTGCGCAGCGGACGGACGTTCTGCTCTTGGGATTCCTCGCGCTGCTGCGCGCAGGAGACGAAGCGGGCGAAATCGCCCTGGAACTGGAGCAGGCAGAAGCCGGGCTTGGCGTGGCGGCACTTCACGACGTCAATCTCGGTGATGCCGTTCTGGCCGTGTTCCGAGTTCATGTCGCGGTGGGCCATGATGATCATGTCCGCGTCCTGCTCGATCTCGCCGGAGTCCCGCAGGTCGCTCATCTTCGGCTTGGCGTCGCCACGGGTTTCAATGGAGCGGTTGAGCTGGGCAAGCGCTACGATCGGAATCTGCAGTTCCTTCGCCAGCGCCTTCAGGCCACGGCTGAACGAACCAAGCTCTTGGTTACGGTTCTGAAAGCGGGCGCTCGGATCGCTACCGATCAGACCCAGGTAGTCGATCACGATCACATCGAGCGGCTTGGCGCGATGCTGGAAGCGGGCAATCGAGCAAATGCGGGCGAAGGTCAGCGCTTCCTTGTCGCAGATGCGCACGTCGGCGGTGCTCATGCGGTGAACTGCGGCGGTGATTGCTGCAATAGCGTCGCCGTCCTGCAGCGCCTCCCCGCTCTCAATCCGGCTCTGCGAGACGCCAGACATTGCAGACAGCGAGCGCTTCGCCAGTTCCGCCTGCCCCATTTCCAGCGAGAAGATCAGCGCAGATCCGCCCTTTCGGATGGCGATCTGGTCTGCCAGGCCTACGCCTAGAACCGTCTTTCCGGTGCCGGGCCGGCCAGCAACAATGGCAAGGTTGCCCGGGCGCAGGCCGCGAATGATGTTGTCCAGGTCTGGCAGGCCGAAATCCAGCCCCATCGCAGCCTGGCCGTTGAACCTGGCGTCCATCTCGTCAACGACCGGCATCAGCGCGTCCTTGAGCGAAACAACGTCAGGCCGTTCGCTGTGCACGCTCAGCTCAAACACCAAGCTCTGCGCGGCTGCCACTTGCTCCGGGATCTTTCCGCGCTGAGTTGCCAGTTCCATGAGCTTCTGGCCGGCGTCGTACAACTTGCGGGCTTGAGCGCGCTCGAGAACGATGCGCCCGTAGTGCAGGCCGTTGGCTGCGCTCGGCGTGTTCCGCATGATTTCCGAGGCGTAGACGATGGTCATCTCACCGCTCGGGAGCTCGTCGCGGATCTCCGAAAGCGTGATGCTGTCCGGGTGCATCTTCTTGGAGTGGGCAGCCAGGATCATCGAGTACAGCGCGGCGTGATCATCGCTCGCGAAGTCGGCAGGAGACAGGAAGGCACCTACCTCTTCGCACAGCTCAGGCTTGTGCATCAGGGCGCCGAGAACACCGTGCTCGGCCTCCATTGCGATCAGGGGGCGTTCAGGCAGCATCGTACTTGCCCTCCATGAAGCGCTGAATCTTGCTCGCGGTGGTCAGGAACTCGAAGTCAGCCTTCCAGCCGCGCCCGTTGACGCCCAGCATGAACGGGCAGTCCAGCACGTCGTTGAACAGGCCTTCCCAGAAGGCGAGCCCACCGTCACGGACGACGAACTTGCTATCCAGCTTGAGGTTGTAGGCAGCTCGGATGTGCTTGCGGTGGGTGTCAGTAACGCCCATGCAGCGCTTGAGCTTTCCGCCAAGAACCTGGTTGTACAGGGTGCGTATTTGCTCGTAGGGGATGCGATCGATCTGGGTGACCGTGGCGAGCTGGGGGGAAGTCGAGGCGGAAGCGTCGACATGCTCTTCTTCATGAATCAGTGAATCAGGAATCAGAGAATCAGCAGGATTTCCACCGTCTTGCTCCTGTGAGTTAACGGTTACTTCACCGTTACCAGCTGGAGCGCTCTCGTCATGCTCCGGTGGAAGAACCGATGCTTTCTCGGTGTGATGCGGGTTCTGGTGCTTCGCCCAGTTCACGATCTGGACGACTTTCAGCCCGTTGCGCTCATAGCGACGGATGAAACCATAGCTCTCAAGACCAGCCAGCATGGCATCAACATCAACGCTGTCAGCCGGAAACAGGGCCATCTTCAGGCGCTTAGGGCGGTCCTCAAGACGTCCGGCTTTATCAGCCTCAGTCCACAGGCCGATGAAGAGCAAACGAGTAGCGAAGTCCAGCTCAGCCAGATACTCGTTGGAGAAAAAACCAGGCTTGATATTGCGCGCCCTAGCCATGTGCGACTCCTTCGAGTTCAGCTCGGAACTCTGTCCAGTTCTTGACTTCTTTCGCGTACTCAATGAGTTCCTCCACATCCATGCCGGCCGCCACAGCGCTTTCCATCAGCGCCATGACGATCTTTTCGTTGACGTAGATGCGCCGACGCAGAATCCCCCTGGCGTAGAGCAGGCGCTGTTTTGCGTGAGGGAGGCGTTTGGTGGCACAGATTTTTGGGATGGAGTTGAAGCACGCCTCAACGCCTTCGGAGGTGAAGCCAACAAGCTTCTCCGTGGCGATCTCGATGGCGTCTAGCAGCTCCTCAACACTGAAGCGCTTCAGCCATTTGCGGACGTGAGCCCGGCCGGTGTCGTTGATCTTGAAGTCGCCAATGTTCGCTTCGATGCGATCAACGATCTCCTGAACAATCTCCTCGTCCAGCTCCTTCAGGGAGTCGCGCCAGGCGAGCATCATTTCCAGTTGGTCGCGGCGCTCGTTCAGATCTTCCAGCTGGGCGCGCTGCTTCTCGATCGAGGCGTTGTCGGAAAGGAGGCGGTCCGACTTGCCGAGGTTGCATGGCTGGCAGGACGTGATCAGGTTGATGATCTCGTTGTCGCCGCCCTTGCTTACCGGGTTGATGTGATCGACGTGGAGCACCACGTCTGGCGCCTTCGCGCCGCAGTATTGGCAAGTGAAGTTGTCACGCTTGAACACTTCGAAGCGGACTGACTTGCGTATGTTTTCTCGATTTGCCATCATTACCTCGTTACTCATCGTTGTTGAAGAGCCCGGTCTAGCCACCGGGCTTTTTGTTGCCTGCGATTCAGGCGGCCTTTACCGACTCGATCAGCACGTTGAGGCTCTTTTGCGCCTCTCCGATCTCGCGCTTGATCAAGGCTTTCTCGGTTTGGGATACATGGCCGTCTTCCAGCGCTGCGGTGACAGCACGGGTCACGTCAGCGACCTCTGCGTGCATGTGCAGGACGGCGGTAGTGAGCTGTTCTTCCTTGGCCGGCTCCTTGGCTGCCAGCTCGAAGCCGAACGAATCAGCCAGCGCTTCCAAGGGGCGCATATCGCCTGTGTGGAGCAGGATTCCGAACAGGTGCTCGATGGTCAGGTGATGGGCATCGTTGTCCGGGTTTGCGCGCTGAAGCAGGCTCACATGCGGAACGCCCATCTTTGCTGCCAGGGTCTTGGCTTCGTGGTCCAGCACTGCGGACTGGGTGGCTCTGAGGAAATCTTCCATCGCGTAAAACCTCTTTTCTCTTTCCGTGGAGCCCTAGCGTTCGTCGGGCAATACTGGATTCATGGAAACCACTGACAGGGATGTCGCTTATGCAGCTACTGGAGCCTTGCGAACCGCTTTGAACTTGCCCCGGGACAGGACCTGAATTTGGTACTGGCGGGATTCGGGAACCGTTTCCCCCCACATGGTTACTGCGCTTGGGCGGATACCGAGGGCGTCCGCTAGCTTCTTCTTGCTGCCGAAGAAATCGGCCACGTCTTGAGTCTTCATTGCTCAACCTCGGGTTAGCTTGCCGCAATTTCAGCATGCTTAAATTACTAGGTCAAGCAATTACTTAAGCGCAGTGCATGCTTAAATTCAGGATGCTTAACATGTGTGTTATGGAACGACACGAAAGAATCGCCCGCGCCATTCAGGTGAGCGGGCTCAAGAAAGGCGAGATCGCTGCCCGGTGCAACGTTGCGAACTCGGCCGTGACTCAGTGGCTATCAGGCGAGAGCAAGAGCCTCAAGCCTGAAAACTTGTTCGCCTTGGCGAAAGCTACAGGCTTCAGCGCGCAGTGGCTGGCCATAGAAGAAGGCCCTGAGCGAATTGAGAGCAATGCTGAACACTCCAACGTCGCCCCCGCATTGCAGCCACGTCGCGCGCCGCGTGCTTACCCTCTTATCAGCTGGGTGGCCGCTGGCGAGCGAGCAGAGTCGCCGGATAACTACTACCCAGGCGACGGCGAGGAGATGCTGGAGTCAACCGAGAACGCTGGCGAACATGGCTATTGGCTCAGGGTAAAGGGTAGGTCGATGACCTCGGAGACGCCGCCAAGCTTTCCGCCAGGCACCCCGATCCTTGTGCGCCCTGAAGGCTTCGACGTGATCAGCGGCAAGTTCTACATCGCCAAGCATCGCGATGGCGAAACCACCTTCAAGCAGTACGTGCGAGACGCGGGAACCGCCTACCTTGTGCCGCTTAACCCGGCGTTCAACCAGGTGGAGATGGACGACGAGTGGCGACTGATTGGGCGCGTGGTGGACGCGAAGATAACCGGGCTGTAGGGCGCGGCGGAGCGATGTGAGGGGTGGCGCCAGGAAATTACGGATCGGTGAACTATCCTTCAGGGAGAGTGATTGATGGCCCAGGCAGGCCAAATTCCATACGCTGACGCGCTGTCAGCTATTGCGGTTCCTAAAGCATGGGCGGGTGCGCATCGCATTCTATGGAAGGGACAGGGAGGCAAGGGGTTCCCCGAGTCTCACAAATGCCGGGTACCCTTATCAATTCATGGCGTGGTGCAGGAAGGCCACTTCATTGACCTCTACCATAAGCGCAGCAGCCTGGCTGCCGTACCCGATAAAGTATCGATGACCTTGGTCGCCAATGGCGCCCGGGTGCTTGCTCTTGATGAAAATGGCCCCAGCGAGCATATCAATACGGTTGGCAAAGGGCACCCGTTCTATGGGCAGAGTGCCGACCATCCGCATCTGCATATCCCTGTCCCAGAAAGCTCCTCGGAATACGCCGAACCGATCGGACGAGTAGACATCCAGGGTCTATGGCGGATTTTCCTTGAGCGTGCCAACATTGAAGGAGCCCCGCCATTCAACTTGCCTCCACGCAAGCCACAAGCAGACGGCGGCCAGATGGATTTACTATGAATTGCGCAGACATCAGCAGACAGCTCGGCTTTCGATGCCGCACTATTGGCGATGGGCTGACCTACATCCAGTCGCCGCTGACGCTTTCCTTCGATGGACTGGCGATAGGAGCGTTCGTCCAGGACATAGGTCGCGGCCTGGTACGTATTAGCGACAATTCCGACATCCTGTTTACCGCTATGACGCACGGCATTGCGCCGGACCAAAGGCGCGCCAAGCGGTTTGCGGAAATAGCCAATCGGAGCGGTATGTCGATTTCCGAGAACGGCGAGCTTCACACCATTTGTTCTGAAGACCAGGTGGGTTTCCAGGTCGCCAGGTTCATCGAGGCCGCATCGCGAATAGGTGATGCGTGCGGCGACATGCTGACCGTCCACGTGCCCAAATTTCAGCGGAGAGTAGGAGGCATCCTCAGCAAGCGTTACAAGGATCGCATGCGACGCGACTTCCTTCTTTCCGGGGCAAGCGGACATCAGCTCTCCTTCCCGTTTGTGCTGAACCCTGGCGCGGAGGATCAGATGGTCATCCAGACCATCTCTGCCGGATCGGTTGGCCGCCCAAATTGGGCAAGCATCTACGGCACTGTCGGCAAGATGGGCGACCTGAAAAACTCCGGCGACAGGACCAAGAGGACAGTCATCCTTCAGCGAGGCGAAGAAGAGTCGACGCAGCAAGCGATGGTCGCGCTGGCGGAAACCGCCTCAATCATCGTATTCGATGGCAATGAAGAACACTTGTTTGAGGCTCTTCAGGCCGCCTGATCCTTTCCTTCCCTAAGCCCCGCACCTAGCGGGGCTTTTTGTATCTGCCCTCCTCCCGCCACCTGAACGACCTGCTGATTCCTGATCGACCTGCGGCCCGCCACTGAGCGGGCTTTTTCATGCCTGCAAATTTCAGCAAGCTTAAAAAAAGACTTGACCTATAAATTCAGCATGCTTAAATTACACCCATCGAAGCGCAACACAGCGCAGAGGCAGGCCGAAGGGCCTCGGGCAACCGGAAGTTCTTTAAGAATTCAAGATCAGCGCGGCGGGGTCTGCTCCGGCATACAGCGCGCTCTACAAATTCCCCGCCCCATGCCAGCTCTGGAACTGGCCGTGGCTCCACATGCAGCCACGCGAAGTTGCGAAATGTCACCCGGTGCGACGCCAGTTGCGGCAGCGGGAAAGAGACGACTCA